AAAAAGCAGATCGAGGAGTCCCGTCTTCGCGCACAGCAAGAGGCTCGTTCTTATGGCGAGCAGACTATTGCAAACAACATTCGGTCGCTTGAGCAGATCAACCGTCCCGCAATACAGGCTTACCAGAACAACATCCGAGGCATACAAGACCTGTTGGCTGGAAAGGCCCCTAGTGTTTCTCTGAGTTACCCTGGTGTTGGTTCTGAGTTTTGGCGTGCTGGTGAGTTAGACGCAGAAAACTTAAACAATATGTTGCGCGGGAACGAAAAATTCTTGCAAGACATTACGAACCCTGACACCTTACGCAGACAAGCGGTACAGAGGATCATCGAGAGCGATCCGCAAAACGCTTTTGGCGGTGACTACAAGTACACCTCGCTGATAAGCATGGGCAGTTTCTTCCCAGAGGCCCCAGAGGATTTCAAGAAGATTGAGGATCGTCTAAAAGAGGAGATTTATCTTCAGTCTTTGCCTCAAGCAGAGGCGTACTACGTTGACCCGCTAAACAGCCAGGTTCAACAGCTTACGAAGCAGTTTGACTCGCAGATACAAAACCTCAGTACCGCAGGAAACGAGACAGAACTGCGGGAGCGCCAAAAACTGTATGACTATATGCAGAAGCGCAACAATGAGTTTTCTACCGAGATCAAAACTCTCCAAGACAAAGGTGAATACACACCAGAACTCGGTGAGGCGATAAAAGCTGCGCGTGACCAAGAAATGAACTTCCTTACTGGTAACCAGTTTGGGTTTACGCCACAGGCTTACGAGCAGTCCAGAGTTTTATACGATCAGACGCGGCAACAAAACATCCAAGCGGTGCAACAGGGTTTGCTTGCACAACAACAAGCACAGCCTCCGCTGGCAGAGCCAACACAACAGGTTCAACCACCTCTTGCGGCACAGCCAGTAACCCAACCGACAGTTACTCAGCCTGCCCAAACTCAACCAGTTGCGACTCAACCGCAGGTAACTCAGCCGGTTGTGACTCCGACACCTGTAGCGCCACAGGTTACAACACCGACGCAACCCGTTGCGACTCCTGTGGCGCAACAGCCCATACTAACGCAACAACAAGTCCAGCAGTTATCGCAAATCCCATCGTCCACGTTTCTTTCGCAGGGAATACCTCAGAACGTCCAGACGCAACTTGCTCAAACAGGGGCGCAACCTATGGCAACAACACTTAATCCAGAAATGCTACCGGCGTTACGATCTGCTGGTGGTGGCGGTACGTCCGCAATCGACCCGACGCTCAGGCCATACTTAGAACTTGGTTTGCGTGCGGCTGAACAACAGTTCTTGCAGACACAACCGCAGTTCTTCCCTGGACAGACTTATGTATCTCCTAGCCAGCAGACACTAGACGCTTTTGCGGCACAGGAACAGATCGCTAGGGCTGCACCATCCTCCCTACAAGCCGCGCAAGAATCCTATATGCGTGGTCTAGGTGGACTGGGTGCAACAGCACAGGGCGCGTTTCTGACAGGAAACCCGTTTCAGCAGGCAGCGATAGAGGCTGCTACTCGCCCGATCTTCCAACAGTACCAAGAACAGACACTTCCAGGCATTGCAAGCGGATTCTCTGCGGCTGGTCGGTACGGTTCTGGTGCTATGGAAAGAGCACAGGGGCGAGCCTCGGAAGCCGCTGGACGGGCTATAGGAGATGTTGCATCTAACATCGCTTACTCTGGATATGAGGCAGAGCGTGGGCGGCAACAGCAGGCACTTACACAGCAGATAGCAGCCTCCCAGATGGCTCCGCAGATTTACGGGCAACAGTTTTTGCCAAGCCAACAGTTAGCGCAGATCGGTGCTGCTCAAGAGGCTATTTCTGCACAACCCCTGCAAGAGCAGATGGCGCGGTTCCAGTTTGCACAACAGGCTCCCGTACAACAATTGCAAGGGTTCTTGTCCAGCATATATGGGACTCCGATGGCCGGTTCGCAATACGCTCCGACACCGACAACGCAAACCAATCGTGCGGCAAACGTGCTCGGACTGGCTGCGTTAGGTGGCGGCGTTGGGTCAATGATTGGCGGGAACTTGGGTGGTTACAGTTCTACCGCTATCGGTGCTGGTCTTGGTGCTTTAGGTGGGTTGCTCTCGTAAATGGAAGAAAACTTTCCCTGGGCCTCGCAACGGTTTATCCGTTACAACCCTTTAGACAATCAATTTGCGTCTTTTAGAGAAGACCCAGAGTCAGATATTGTCCAAAAAGATTATGGCTTTGGAGTTTTCTACAACAATCAACCGCACTACTTTATCCCGCAGTCTGTTATAGAAAAAGGTTTTCAAGCAGACGGGTATCAGTTTTACATACCTGGGGTGCTAAAGCCTGGTGCGTTGCAGGCAATTCAGCAGACTCCAATTGCGAATACAAGCGAACTCGGGAAACAGTTTGCGGAGGACTATAAGAAGTCTGGGTATGAGGACAAGACAGGCTACTTAATCCCAAAACAGTTATACGAGCAGCTTGGCTCCCCAGATACTTACAAGATTGGCTTTGTAGGTGAAGAAGGCGTCTCGTCTTCTGGGATTCAGGGGATAGGCAGTAAGGATGGACAGCCTGTATATGTAACGGGTGCTTCTGGTCGAGAAAACGCGCAATCCTATGTTTTCTACAACCCAGAAGAAAACAAAACCGCAATCTGGCAATCATGGTATGAGCCTGGGGAAAAGTGGTACGAGAATCCTCTAGGACTTGCTGGGCTTGCTCTTGTTACTGGTGGGCTTGCTGGTGCTTTTGGTGCGCCTGCTGCTGCCGCTGGTGGAACTACCGGCGGGATTGTAGGAACCCCAGGGGTGTCAACCATATTTCCTGTGGCTGCTCCAGTTGCGCCGACAATAACCGCAATTCCTCCTATGGCTGCGGGTGCTGCGGGTGGGTTTGGATTGTTGGAAGGTGTTACGTTCCCAAGCCAAGGTTTGAGCGTTCCAGCAATAAACTCTGCCGAAGTTGCTCTGCTCCCACAAGGAACCGCAATTGCTGGCCAAGGTTTGCAAGTTCCGACCCTTCCTGGGTTGTCTGCTATGGGAGGCGGTACTGGTCTTGCGGTTGGTGTTCCTGGTGGCACAGTAACCCAACTAGGTTTTGTCCCGACAGGTGCTACTCCAGTATTGGGAGATCCAGGTTCGTTTATCAACAACCCTAATGTACTTGGTAACACGGTATTTAGCACCGACTATCTTGCGGCTCCAGGTGCTGCGGCTGGGATGTCTGCTTCTGATGCTCTTAGGCTTGCAAACCAAGCAAAAAATCTTCTTGCTGGTGGGCAAAACCCGCTAGTCCCGCAACAACAAGGGTTGCCCCAAGGCGGCGGTGCATCTCAGGGCGTGGACTATTCTGGACTGCTTTCCCTACTACAATTGCAGGCAAGAACTCCTGGCGTGTCTAGTCTCACCGCCCCAGCACAATTGCGGCAGATATATCAACCAACACTATTACCTAATGTTCTCTCGCTCTTAGGATAAATATGAACGGACTATTAGACTACCTCACTCCAGACCAGCAGAGAATGGCCCAACAACAGGCTACAACCCAAGGCTTACTCGGGTTAGGTTCTGCACTCTTACAAGCCTCGCAGGGCGCACCAGGGCAGCGTAGGCCGAATCTTGGTCAGGTCTTGGGCCAAGCGTTGCCTGTGGGGATGCAAGCCTATCAGGGCGGTATAGACCAGACTCTAAAGCAGATCGTTGCGGGTCAGCAGATGCAGGAGTTACAGCGGAAGCGGCAACAGGAAGAAGCAGCATTGCAAAGACAAGAGCAAATCCGTCGGGCGATGATGGGCGGCACTCCGCAAGAGCAAGTTGGTGCATTGCGCGGGTTAGGTGCTTACGAGCAGATTGGACAGATTGCCAGTGCTGAAAAGTCTTTGCGTCAGTCTGGGTTGATGCGGCAACCTGGTGAGGTGATGGATAACCCCTTCTCCACTTATCAAATGTCGGACATTCCTGGAGTTAAGAAACTTGCGGATCAGTACGCGACTTCTTACAACAGCGGTGCGCTAAATGACGAAACAGCAACGACTCGTCTTGGTGAGCTTGCTAGGATGGAAGAATCTGCGTTGGCAAGGCAAGAATCCGCAGCAGATAGGAAATCCGCTGCTGCTACTGCCGCAGACGAAAGAAGGTTTGCCAGAGAGCAGGCGCGTGAAGATCGTCTGGCCGCACAACAACGAGCAGAAGTTGACCGCCAAATAAACCGAGAAGCACAGCAAGCAGAACGAGATATTAAAAGGTTAGAAGGCACGGAAGGGCAAAAACTATCCGCTGGATTTGCGGCTCGTATGGAAGCGGCAAACGCAATCATTAGCCAACTAGAGCCTGCTGGTGGTCTACCTAGTGTTATAACCGAGGTTGCGGGAGCAATCCCCTTTGTTGGCGGCTATACACAACGAAAGGCCATGAGTCCAGAGCAACAGAAATACAAACAAGCTGCGGACAATTGGATTCGTGCAAACCTCCGAAAAGAGTCAGGCGCGGCAATTGGTGAAGGGGAAATGGAAGCTGAATATACGACTTATTTCCCGCAACCAGGTGACTCACCAGAGGTTATTCAGCAAAAGGCTGAGGCAAGACAAATAACCACTGATGCGATGAAGCAAAACGCAGGGCCGGTATACAGACCAACACAAGCGGCTGTAAGACCTACCGCACAACAACCAAGACCGCAACAGCAGCGGCGTCCGTTAAGTTCAATCTTTGGACAATAAAATGGCCGATCTAAAAACACAGATTCAGCAAGCTAGGCAAGAAGGATACTCGGATGACGAAATCATTCAGTATCTTTCTGGGTCTAACCGACAAGTTGCGGAGGCACTGCAAGAAGGTTATGCCCCATCGGAAATTATTTCGTATGTTTCCCAGAGCAAACCAGCAGACCTAAAACTGCCAAGACAAGCCCCGCAAATGGAGTCAACCACCGGCGGCGATGTAATGCGCCAACTTGGTTTGACTGCTCGAGCAGGGGTTACAGGGGTTACAGCCATTCCTGCTATTGCTGGCGACGCTCTTAATCAGCTTATTCGGATGATTACAGGCGCGAATGTTCCTCCTGTATCGCAAAGCATCCAAGGGTTGATGACGCGTGCGGGAGTACCAGAGCCAGAGACAAAACAAGAGCGAGTTGTGCAAGACATATCTTCTGCTCTTGCTGGTGTTGGTGGTACTGCTGCTCTTGCTCGAGGTCTTGCTCCATCTGCTCAGGCTGTTGCACCTCTTACTGAAAGACTGGGTTTGCAGACTACTGGCGCAATCGGTGGAACTACTGCGGCAAGTCTTGGCAGGGAAGAAGGTGTAGGCCCGCTTGGTCAGTTAGGTCTTGCTGTGTTAGGCGGGACGATTGCGCCAGGAGGTTTAGGAACTGCTGCTCAAACTGGTGGGAGAACTGCGGTTCAAGCAGTCAAGCCATTTACCGAAACCGGCAGAGAGGTTATCGCTGGACAGGTATTGCGCGAACTCTCAGCAGATCCTCGAGCAGCTATTCGTGCGGCAGAAGGGTACAGGCCAGCAGTCCCAGGGTATCAACCGACAACCGCACAAGCTACTAGAGACGTTGGTTTGATCTCCGCAGAAACTCCGCTTCGCGCTATGGAGACTCAGGGTAGATTCCTTGCTCAGACGAGCGAAGCAAACCAGGCTCGTATGTCTATTTTGGATCGCATGGCTAAAGATGAGGCTGCGCTTGCGGCGGCTATAAAAAAGCGTGACGATGTTACTGCTCCATTACGAGAGCAGGCTTTTGCTAAAGCTACGGTTGAACCAGAAACATTCCAGTCTGCTATTGCATTAAATGTAAACCAAACTATAGACAATATTCTTGCTTCTCCTGCTGGAAAACGTGGGACTGTAGACAAGACAATGCAATGGGCTAAGAATCAGATTTCTCGAGCAACAACTCCGCAAGAGTTGTACGAGATTCGCAAAGACTTGCGTGACGCTGCTCAAGGATTGTTAGATAAAGAAGGTGCGGCATACAGTCTTGCCAAAGGCCAACTTGAAAAAGTTATCCGTTCGGTAGATGACGTTATAGATTCTGCTGCTCCTGGGTATCGTGACTATCTAACCAAGTATTCGCGGTCTAGCAAGGGTATTGAGTCTTTAGAGGCGGCGCAGAATGTACGCACAAAAGTTCTTTCTACCACGCCAGATCCAGGCCGCGTGGGTGATTATCTTATCTCTCAGCCTGCCTTTACTCGGGCGATTCGTGCAATCAAAGCTGACCCGCAAACCAAACTTTCTAAGACCCAGATTGCAACATTAGAAAGGGTTGGCAAAGATTTAGACGAGGGTGTTTTGCAAAGGGCCGCAAAGGTTCCTGGCTCAGATACCTTTAAGAATCTTTCTACTGCAAACATTGTTGGTGGAATAATTGGCAGGCAGATTACTGGTGAAGGTAGCGCAGCACTTCAAAAGATTTCCTCTCCGCTTAACTGGCTTTACAACGGGACAGATGAGAAAATTAGAGAGTTGCTGGTAGAGGCGATGCTAGACCCGAAACTTGCTGCCGATCTTATGAAAAAAGCGTCGGTTATGCGCGTTGAACCACTTAGCAGGGAATTGCAAAAGAAAGCCATCAACATGGGCTACGGCTCACTTTTCGGACTGGAGTAAGAAATGCCTAAGACTAAGATTTCGGAATACTCAACAACCGCTGGCGATAACACAGACATACAAAGTATCGACATTGCGGAAGGCTGTGCGCCCTCGGGGATAAACGATGCGATCCGCACGCTTATGTCCCACCTCAAGAACTTCCAGAGTGGGACGAGTGCTGATACATACAACGCAAACGTCGCGGCGATTACCACCGCAAACATTGTCACGGCGAACGTAACAGGTACTTCTACCGTTGGCGTTGTCCAGATGGCGGATAACAATCTGATCCGTCCTAAACTCTTGGATTACGCGATCAAGGGTTCAGCGTTAGGAAATACGGGAACTGCGGCCACGATCAACTTTGAGTCCGCAAACTTTTTCTCCGCGACTTCTACCGCTGCGACAACCTGGGCGTTTACCAATCCTGTAGCGTCTGGTGACTTTGGCGGGTTCGTGCTAGAGCTAAACAACGGTGGGGCATATACTCAGACATGGCCGGCTGCGGTGGATTGGCCTGCTGGTGCGGCTCCGACTCTTACCGCGTCTGGGAAAGACTTGTTAGTGTTTGTGACAAGAGACGGCGGTACTATCTATCACGGCATGGCGGCTAGTCGCGATTCTAAATAGGGATTGACATGGCAGACCTTATTTCTATGCTTGCTGCGGCTTCTGGTGCTACAGCAGAAGCAGATCCCAACTTCAAGCAAACAGTATTGCTCCTCCACGGCGATGGCACGAACGGAGCGCAGAACAATACGTTCCTAGATGGCTCTACCAACAACTTCACCATTACCCGCAATGGCAACACCACACAAGGCACGTTTAGCCCGTTTAGTTTAGCGGCGGGGGAGTGGAGTAACTATTTTGATGGGAGCGGGGATTATTTAGAACTCGCAAATGCCACAGCACTTCAAATTGGTGGCGGTGCTTTCACAATTGAGGCATGGATATACCCAACAAATTCGGGATCGTACAGAACAATTATTTCTAAGCGTTCAGGTGGAACAGCGGAATGGGAATTAACGCTCAACAATGTTGACAACAAGTTAGTGTTTTACACCTCAACTACTTATATCACCAGCAATCAAGTAACTCTTAACGCTTGGAATCATATTGCGGCTTCTTATGATGGAACAACTTTAGAGTTATACATAAACGGCACACGAGGTTTTTCTGGGGCCATGACAGTTACAAATTCGACGAATGTAACTAGGATTGGTGCTGTTAGTCCTGCTGGAGCAGACTTTCAATACTTTCCAGGATACATTTCAAACGTAAGAGTTATCAAAGGAACTGCTTTGTACACAGGGACGACTTTAAGTGTTCCTACTGCTCCTTTTACCAACATCACCAACACTTCCCTACTCACCTGCCAATCCAATCGCTTTGTAGACAACAGCACGGCAAACAGCGGTACTGGCTTTGCTATCACTCGCAACGGTGATGTGCGTGTAACCCCCTTCAGTCCTTTCGCACCCTCTGCTGCTTACGATCCTGCTGTGCATGGCGGTAGTGGGTATTTTGATGAGAGTGGGGATTTTCTTTCGATTTCAACTGCTTCGGCAGTAGCGTTTGGCACTGGTGATTTTACAGTTGAACTTTGGATATACCCAACGACTCTTGCAAGCGTATATGTACCGTTTGATTCTAGAGGTGGTGGCACGGGAATTGCGTTTTACACAAATGGCGCAACGATCAATGTTGCAATCACTGGAGTAACAACTTGGTTTACTGGGATTAGTTTAAGTGCTAATGCTTGGACTCATATTGCGCTTTCACGAGAAAGTAGTACAGTCAGATTTTTTGTAAACGGTTCAGTTGTTGGCACATCAACACAAACAACAAATTTTGGAAACAACACAACTTACATTGGGAACGATTCATACGGTAGTAACCGATATTGGCCGGGATATATAGGCAATGTTCGTGTTGTTAATGGAACTGCGGTCTACACAGCCGCCTTCACCCCACCTACAGCACCCCTCACAGCAATCACCAACACCAGCCTACTCTGCAACTTCACCAACGCTGGCATATTCGACAACACAGGCAAGAACAACCTAGAGACAGTCGGCAATGCTCAGATAGACACCACCACTAAGAAGTTTGGTACAGGGTCTATGGAGTTTGATGGGAGTGGGGATTATTTGTTGTTGCCAGCAAACCAAACAGATTTAGCAATAGGTACTGGTGATTTTACAATTGAGGCTTGGATTTATTCAACTCAAAACAATGCGTCTAACGCAATAATAGACTTTCGAAATACTCTTAATGATACGAACGGATTTTACTTTGGACTTGCGAGCGGCGCGGTTCAAATTTTTTGTCAAAACGTCATTAACTTAACTGGTGGAAGCGTATCAATAAACACTTGGTATCACGTTGCACTCGTTAGGTCTAGCGGAACTATTAAGATATATCTTAACGGAACATCTGTTGCTTCTGCGGCAAATACTACAAATTGGTCACAAGCAAACGTAACCATTGGCGCTGCTCTTAGAGGCAACAACATTCCTTGGTTTGGCTTCATAGACGATCTTCGCATTACCAAAGGTGTGGCTAGGTATACCGCTGCGTTCACGCCACCCATACAAGCATTCCCCGATCAATAAGGAGTAGTCATGTTAATTTATAAAGACGGGCAAGTAGCCCATTACAAGATTGTATTTCCTAACGTATCGTTTCCTGCTTCTGGCCCGTCAGATCAGTTCCTAGCAGAGCGCGATGCGGTAAAGGTAAACGCCTTCCTCCCGCACGACCGTTCTACCCAGAAACTTGTTGCGTCTGAACCCTATGTGCAAGACGGATGGGCTTACACCGTTCGGGTAGAGGATAAGACCGCAGAGGAGATCGCTGCGGATGTAGCCTCTAAGTCTGCCCAGGTTAGAGCACAACGGGATCGCCTGCTGACTGCTTCTGACTGGACGCAAGTTGCGGATGCTCCTGTGGACAAAGATGCGTGGGCAACCTATCGCCAGGCATTGCGTGACCTTCCAGAGACTGAAGGATTTCCTAATGTAGAATTCCCGCAAGCCCCGAACTAAATAGGTGAGTCATGGAAGAAGTCAGCCATAAGCAGATATACGACCGACTGGTAGCCGTAGAAAAGAAGGTCGATCATATAGACCAGAACACCGCGGGGATGGTAGTTGCCTTCCAAGCGGCTGCGGGAGCCTTCACGGTTCTGAACTGGTTGGCCCAGCTTGCCAAGCCTATCCTGTGGATTGTTGGGGTATCTGCTGTTATCTGGGGTACTGTAGAACACTTTTTTAAGAAGTAGTCATGGATCCAATCACAGCCTTAGCCGCAATCACTACAATCTGGGGCGGCATAAAGAAGGCTGTCGAGGTTGGCCGTGAAGTCCAAGATGTCATGGGGCAGTTGTCCCAATGGGCGCAAGCTGCGGATATTCTTGAACAGGTCTCAGAGCCTAAGAAGGTTCCGATCTTTGGCAAGCTGAAGTTTGGCGATGACACCAAACAAGCGTTCGATGCTTATGCCGCAAAGGTAAAGATTCGGGAAATGGAGGCAGACATTCGCCATGAGTTCCTCTACGGCGGTCTGTGTCATCTCGGTGTGGATGGGCTGCGGGAGTTTTATGAGGTCCGTCGGTCTATCCGTGAGCGCAGGATTCGGGCCATCCAAGAACAGAAGATGCGTCGCCAAGAGCTGCTCGAGGACTTGTTTACAGGCGTATTAATTCTTGGCGTTCTAGCGGTTGGCGCTTTAGGTGTTTGGATGATGGTTGATCTTATTATGAGTCACGCATGATTACACTTCTTACTACGTTAATTTCTTTCCTTGCTGGCGGTCTGCCTAAGTTCTTAGACTTTTTCCAAGACCGTCAGGACAAAGCCCACGAGCTAAACCTGGCCAAGATGCAAACCGAAAGGGAGCTTGCATTGGCCGCGCAGGGCTTTGCGGCACAGGAAAGGATCGAGGATATACGGACAGACCAGATCGCCCTACAAGGTCAGACAGACACGATCAAGGCGGCTCTGGAGCACGACGCGAAGATCGGCGAGGGTGCGAGCCTGTGGGTGGTTAATCTGCGGTCTAGCGTGCGTCCTATCGTGACTTACATATTCGTTCTGGAACTGGTGATCATCAACCTAGTTGCTATGTGGTGGGCGATTCATACGGGCGTGGATTTTGGTCTGGCTCTTGATCTAGTGTTCACAGACGATGAGATGCAGATCGTATCCTCGATCATCGCGTTCCACTTTGGAACCAGGGCGTTCTCTAGGACGAGCAAATGATTGGCTTGTATGCGGTTGTAAACAAGGTCACAAACAAAGCCTACGTCGGAAGCAGTTCAAATGTTTCCGCAAGATTGGCTTGTCATAAATGGGCAATCAACAAAAAACGATTTTTGCACAATCAATCGTACAAAGAAGATGCCTGTAAATACGGCATAGAAAATTTTGAGTTCAAGGTTCTGCGTAAATGTAAGACGGTAGAAGAGGCTCGTGAGCTAGAGACGGCGTTTCTTGAGTGCTTTGTTGGTCAAAACCTTTACAACATTGCTCCTAGCTCGGATGGTGCAACAGGAACAAAACGGAACCCTGCAAACTATGTTGTAGGGGCAGCAAAACGCATTTCTGATCCAGGGTTCAAAAAGAAATTAAGTGAAGCCTGCAAAGGTAAGCGCCAGGTTGTTGTTTGTCCGCATTGCGGTGTTTCTGGTGGTGGTGGAAATATGAGGCGTTATCACTTTGACAATTGCAACACCAGATGAGCCGTTTGCTACCCTCTGCGATAGAGAAGATGAAGCACCACGAGGGGGTGCGGCAGAAACCATATTTATGCCCCGCGCATATTTGGACTTGTGGTGTCGGCCATGTTCTGTATCAAGACCAGATCAGGCTTCCAATGATCCGCAAGGGTCAGGAGATGATCCGCAAGGAATACCCACTACGCCCAGAGGACAACCGAGTTTGGACGATGGCAGAGGTAGATGAGTTACTTGAGAGCGACCTTGCTAAGTTTATACGCGGTGTGGATAGACTTTGCCCTGTTACTACTGATGGGCAAAAGTCTGCACTTGTTTCCTTTGCCTTCAATGTGGGTCTTGGGAATCTGCAACGCTCTACTATTCGTATGCGCCATAACCGTGGAGATTACGCGGGTGCAGCGGAAGCGTTTCTAGTCTGGACTAAAGCTGGTGGGAGAGTCCTGCCTGGGCTTGTCAGGCGCAGACAGGACGAAAAAGAACTCTACTTGTCTAAATAATTTAACAGTGCATGAGTTTGTTTGTGATGCTCCGTGCAAAGCCAAACAACATCTAATGGCCTAGAGTAGTCTGGGTGATGCGCCTCGGCATTTTTGCCACAAACAAAACAGTCAAGTTTCTTTACCAAACCTTTTAGCACGGCTCGTCTTAATTTTAAGTTTGCGTTTACTCGTTCTTTAAAATTTAACCTATATGTTTTTTGTGTTTGTTCTCTTAGTTTTTTGCGTTTTTCTGTTTTTGATCTTGTTCTGTCATATTCAAGAACTTTGTCACGGGCTTCTCCGTACCTTCTTTCAAAAACATCTTTTTTTGTGCATGATTTACATTTGTTTAAATAGCCATCCGCCATTTGTTTGTGAGCATAAAACTCACTAATTGGTTTTGCTGTTAAGCACTTAAAACAGGTTTTCATGTGAACCTCCATGAATTGAACCAAAGTTTAGTTGGCAAGATAGTGGTTCAAACTATCCTGTCCCCCGTCGGGTTAGCCAACTAAATTGTAAAGGTTTTTAAGGTGGTTATCCTTCCCACCTAGTTAAAAGGTATATCGTCCTTCAGTCCCGCAAATGGGTCTTTGGACTCTGGCCTAGACTCTGGCCGCGACTCTGGCTTAGCGTCTTTCGCCTGAAAAACCAGACTGTAAAACTTCCCCGTCCCGTCTTTCCTCTCCTTCTGCCAGCCAGAAATCCAATATTCCGTACCGTCAATCTCGCATTGACCCTTTATATCTGGGTGCTTATCCTCGGTTTTGCGGTCATTCTTGGAGATTAATCCCCTCATGTTGTTGTCGTAATTCATTCGATCATTTCCCTTCTGGTTATGGTGTCAAACAAAGCATCCACCTCCGCAAGAAATTTCTCTGCCTCTGACTCTATTTCGGAAATCTCCGCAGGAGTGGGGTAAAAACGGCGTATAAGCAGTTGTTGTGGCTCGGGCATACGAGGGTCATAAGAAACAAAGTCAACCCAGCCACGACTTGTTACGGCGGCTTGCAGGGTCATCTGCGCTTTGTGCTCCTCTGGGATACCTCCGTCTAGTATCCAGGAGACATGGGTTGCGGTGGTCGGGCATTTGATCTCGATCAGCCCACCCTCTACGAACCCGTCAGGACTGGCCCCGCAGAACTCTATGCGTGGGTGGTCTATAAACCCAACATCGGTGATAAGCCTTCCAGTCTTGGCTTCATACGCTGCTTTGGCCTCGGGTTCCTTCTCGATCCCCCAGCTCATAGCGTTATTCACAAACTTATCCACAATGTCGCCAGTCATCCTCTCGCAAAGTATCTCAATCTTGAGATTCTTACGTTCTGCCTTATCCTCCTTTGGCTTCCCAGATTCTTTGTCTTTGTCGGATTGTTTTAGGTAGGACATGGCGGCTCTCATGCGCGAAGCGGACAGTTTTCCCGTTCTTGCTGAAAACCACGCGCCAGTTCCCTGTAGATCATTAGACTCCCGCATTTTCTTCCCCTTTTGGCAAACACCCAGAGATAAACCCGTCTTCGTCTTTGCGAAACACTATGTGCGGGTTCTCGCATCTGCGTGCGGCTTTTTGTGCAATTTGAAAGTCCAAGTTGCAATCTGCACAGAATCCTACTTTTGGTGGAGGGGGAACAGTCCTGGCCATCTCCCTCCAAGAGTCGTAGGTTGCTTTGTCTGTGCAAAGCGGAACTTTATCCACGAACTCCACAAACCTCACTTTGGTATCCATCATTGCTTCTTCCCCCACAGTTCCAAGCAAGCCATCTCTAAGTCTGCGCCGGCTGGATTTGTTTTAAGAGCGTCTTTTATGCCCATGTTGTAAGCCGCGATTACGTCCTGCGGCATTTGTACTTGTGGCTCTCTCGTATCTAACAGTCTAGCAAACGCAAGGACTGTTAGCAACGTGGACATGGCTCCGAGGGCTATGCCCCACCAAAAGGGTTCTTCCTTTTCGTTATAGACCATAGAGCACCTCAGGCAAGAAGTTAAGGAGAACAAACAAGGCCGCAAGAACTATGGCCACCAGAGCACCGTCTAGGTATTCGTT